AAAGGTTTGGTATCTCTTATTTTCATATACTGCTACTAACATCAATCAATTTTCTTAATATTCAACTTTTTTCTTGTTGCCGATGTTATATTTGGTCTCCAGACACCAGGTGTCTTTTTCCTTAAAAGATAAAACTTTTATCTGGGACAATGGTGCTCTTGGTTCACTGTTTCCTATAATGGTAATTAACCCCCAATCATCTAATAAACCAGTAATAGTATTTCTTCTCTCTATATCATTAGTAGTTATATTAGTAGGTTTACCATCAAGTGCAAACAATTCTTTAAAATGAACTATGAAATATCTACCTTGCTTATGTAGTATATGACAAGATTGATATAATTTTCTTTCCTTTCTACTCGCAACTCCTATCCTTGATAATGTTTCTCTTACTTTAAGGAAATCGTCGGATTCTTCTAACCCGACTTCAAGCATTAAGTCAGGTGTCCACTCCAGTTCTTCCATGTTTACCGCCTCTATTCAACTTTGTTTTTATTATTTTTATTTGCTCTTTCGTAAGAACATCTAGAGCCTGTTTGGCTTTTTCATTACTATAACCGAAATACTCCTTGACATATTCTATATTTTTCACCTTTGCGGAACGCATCCATTTTGCAAATCGTTTACGTTTCCTTAGACTATTTATGAAAAAATCATTTTGCAACTTCTTATCTAACTGATGAAGGCGGTTCATCTCATTAGCATAGAATATACTATCAGTAAAAGATGATAAACATTTGTTAATTATATAAGCTGGATATTTTTTCTCCCAAAACTCGTCCTCAGAATCCATAAGATTCTTTTTCACATGATTAATACTATTAAGATAATCTTTCAATTCATACATTCTATAATCTCCGGCGATACATTACCAACTAACCAATGGTCAGATAATGACGACCAACCTCTCCTCAAATGTCTAATAAAAGCATCAGGATGTGTCCATACCTTCTTACCTGCTCCCTGTAATCGTAATGATAGATGATGATCTGATGACTTACTATTAGGCCAGCAAGCAACAGGAAATCGTTCCCACATTTCTTTAGTCATACCAGTCAATGCAAAGTTGGCATAAGATGTTCTAATAGGTTCAGGTGGTAATTTTCTCATCTGATCCATTGTTACCCATTCACCATAATCTTCTTTTGATGGACCCCAACTAGGATCAGCACAACGAATCTTATTATGATTTACTGTTGACTCAACACTAAAAGTTCCATCACTTTCAGTATGCATATTCATCCAACCAGTAAATACATCATAAATTTCATCTTCTGTATATTCTAACACAGTTTCGGCTGCTTGTCTAGTGACAATCGCATCATCACCGATAATAATGTAATGGGTGTAATCATGTTCCTTTATGTACTTGTTTAGTTGTAATGTAACCTGTGGTTCTGTAAACGCCTTGAAGAACACCATAGGTATATCAAAACTTTTCTTGTAAGACTCCAAAGAGGGTTGAATGTTTCTGGGTTGCATCACAAGTAAACAAGGATCAAACATTACTTTTTCTCGTTATTAATATGATGAGATATGGCATCTTTCCATCTGAGCTTTTGATGGGCCAACACATCATGTTTTATATTTTTTGTCTTGTATGTATTTTCTCTGAGTTCTCTTGCAGGATTACCAACCCAAACTTTACCTGGACTGATAAGTGCCTTCTTAGGCACAACACAACCCATACCAATCATCGACCATGCGCCGATAACCTGATGTTGATGTATCTGACAACCAGACCCACAGTTACTTTCTTTCATCACATGGACATGGCCCAACATAATAGCATCACAACTCAAAGTTACATTATCTTCAATAATACAATCATGAGCAACATGAGAACCTCTTAACATAACAACATCATTACCTATCTCTGTTACGTTTTCTGTTCCTGCATTAATAGTAATATGTTCACGAAACACATTATTATTACCTATTCTTGTATGACCATCTTTATGCCAATAACTTTTATGTTCAGCTCTAGTTCCAACAGAGCAGTAAGCTTCAAACCAATTATTATTTCCAATAATTAAACCACCAGTTAAATAACAAAATGGACCAATATAATTATTATCTCCTATTTCTACACAATCATCTACTATTGCTGTTGGATGTATCGAATTATTCATAACCAATTCTCCTTTACCCATCGTTGCTCCATTATTTGATGTGGTTTTGGACTACCATGAAAATATATAATACTAGAATCCTTTAATCTTTCCATATGATTAATAATGTGAACTTTGTAGCTTAATATTTTACCTTTAAAAATAGTATCTAATCTTGGACTATCACCATAACAATTTCGTAATAGTACCATTTCAGATGATGCTGGTGGACCACCTCCAATATTCAATTTATTAGTTTGTAAAATATTATATTCATCTCCAGTCCATAAATTCCAAAATTCCTCACAAAAATCATCATTACATATAGTTACAGCATTACAAACTGTTTCTGGAAATATTGGATCTTGACACAATGCAATCTTGGCATCATAATCAAAAATATCATTTAATGATCCTGTTATTATAGTATCAAGACCAATAGTAAATCTTTTACCAGTACATAAATCTGGTCGGTACATCTCCATTAGACTCATCCATCCATACTGGTCTACGGATCGTTTGAACCTAACGACTTCAATAGGTTCTTTAAATTGATAATTCTGATCGGTCAAGCAAATAAAATTAAACTTGCCATCATAGTTCCTACTTATACCTCGATAAAGACGATCAACCCATTCTGGCGTATAAACTCCGACGGTATGTGGAATTCCAGTTTGCCTTCCGTCAAATAAAGCAGTTACTACTGTAATATCTGGAAAATATATTTCTCTACAGTCCCAATTTTTCTTTATACCAATTTGGGTCGTCCTTAATAAGCTCACCTTCTCTGTACTCATAATTATCAGTCTCCTTATTCTCGTTCAACAAAACGGCACCATTACTTATATGAAACTTCCAAGCCATTTTTGTTTTAGGAGATAATGTAACATATCTTTCTATATAAGGTCTAGTCATCATCAAATACTTCCATGTATCTATAACTACCATCCTTCCGTGTCCTGGTTTTCTACTCCATACTGTATAAAAAACTGCATGATTTAATCCAACCATACTAGTCAAATCATCTATAGTTTTTGGTACATCATTACAATAGGCTACACAGATGATTGCTCCGCCGTTTGTATAAACTTCTCGTCCAGCTGTATGCCTAAATTCCCTATTGAGTTCTGGTCTAACAGGATCTTCTTGCCAAGGAAGATTAAGAGGCCATTCATCGGCGTATGTTATCTTTTTAATTTTCATCTGGTAAATATCTTGCAGTATGGCACGTTGCTTGTCTTATAGTCCAACCAACACCATCATGGTCTAATTCTAAAAGTTGTTTAGGTTCCCACCCCAATTCTACCAAATCTTCATCAGATAAGGCTAAAATTTTTTTTCCGTCAGTAGTTTCATAAATCATGCTATCGCCGTATTCATAACTGATGCATTATATACATCTTCATTAATTTCACATCCGAGATACTGTCTGTTCATACCTTTTGCAACATATGGAACAACACCTGAACCTGCAAAAGGATCTAATACTTTATCATCTTCTTTTGTTAAGTACTCAAGCATTAACTTAATAAAATTTTCATTCCACATATCAAGCTGTAATGGTCCGCTAAAACCTTTCATTTTTTGTGTATCATAGACCATAATATTTTTAAGAAAATCTCCAGATCGCTTAATAGTACCTTGTTGTGTAAAGATCAAGCAGTGTTGATAATTAAAAGTGTACATATCTTTCTTATCTACTGGATGATTTCTTACCACAATTTTATAATCTTTTAGTTTCCAACCCAACTCAACCATACTCTGATAATATGTTATATGATTGGTTAATATTTCTCCATTAATTTTTCTATCAGTCTGAGCAATCAAAACAAACCCGTCGTCTTTTGTTATTCTTGAAAATTCTCTACAAGCTTTTTGCTGAAACTCTTGATAACTTTGTATGTCTTTATCATACTCTGTTTGTGAAATATCTGGTGGGCTAGTAAAAACTAAATCTACAGATTTAGGATCTATTTCGGCCATCACATTATAACAATCACCGTGAACAAATTGATTCCACTTCATCACCTAATAATCTCCTACCTACACACCAAAATAAAATTTTCTGATTCAAGTCTATATTTTCTAACATCCACTTATAAGCCTTCGCTTCATATATATCATCAAGGTAAAAACTTCCTACCTTCTGTTTCTCTGGTTTAGAATATGCTGATTTGTATTGTACCAACTCATACTCTAAATCAAATGGTGGTTCCGTCAATGGGTTCTGATTTAGATAACCGTCTATCAATTTTCGTCTATCAGGTCCAACTTGTACACCAATTATTCGTTTTACTTTCTTATTGTATTTTTTTAAACCTTTTAGTACACAGGCAAATTGAATACCAACACCAAGAGACATCACCAATACATCTAAATCATCTGGAATATTTACTACTTGTTCTCCATTAGTATTAAACATCAAATCTCTATTCTGATAAATGTGTTTACTGTAATCTATATTATGATAATCATTCTCTTTACAAATCTCATTCACTCTGGCGTTGATAGCATTCTTCATACCATGACCTGCAACTATTTTAATATCAGCTCCAAAATGTTTAGTCAACTTCATCATTGGAAGTTTGTCTAATCGTTCTTCTGTAGTTCCACCTATAGCTATAGTACAATACTTACCATATTCTTCTGCCACTCTACTGATAACTGGACCTGTAGGTGAATGTACAGACACAGATGCAATCACACCTGAACTGGATTGTATTTCTTCTGTTGCAAATAATTCTATCGCCTGTCTTACCTTACCACCATTCACATCACCCCACGGACAAAACTTATCATCACGCTTATACCAAATATCATGATGATTTTCTACCGGTGTTAGCATATTAAAGCTCTTACACCATCATTAGCCTCAACATCTACAACCATATGTGTTCTTACAGTATCTCCTCTATTCACTGCCTTATGAGGTTTCCTTGCATCTATATACCACAGATCGCCGTGGCCCATATGAACTTCATGTATAGCACCATCACAATCCCAATCGGTAAATATCACACCCTCATTAGTAGCAAGAGGATAATGAAATCTCATCAAGTTTGTATCTTGAATTCCTGAATGTGGATCTACCTGATCTGTATGACGTTGTAATTCGCCCTGACCTTTCGCTGACTTTTCACCTGCCTCTGAATGTGCTGCAAGTTTCAAAAATCGAATACGGTGTGGTATGCCTGGAATATATGACAACAAAGTTTCTACTTCTGGAAACTCTGCACGGAGATGTGTATCTTGCATACGAAAATCCTGATTTTTATTATGAAGTTTCAATAAATCTTTATTCTTTATTTCTTCAGGTTTAGTAATAAACGTAAAGTCAGGAAGATATCCTCTCAATGCAATAGCACTCCAATTATTACCCTTATTGTAATTAGAGTAATGATTAGTGAATGGTAAATCCATTTTATCTAATCTTTCCATAATAGTATTACAAAGATCAGACTGATTAGGAACTCCCTTACATTTCGTTAGAAGTCCGTACTCAGCCTCATGCAAGGCTTTCAGTTCTGGAAATTCTCTAGGAGGTGTCGTTCTATTAAGTTTATCTTTAAAATACAGGCCTTGAATATCACTGAAAGTATTTACTTTGATTCCGATCTTTTTAAATCCAGCTTCTTTAGCTACAGATTTATCAGATTCTATTTCTTCATTTATAAACAAAAAAACATTTTCATCGTCATAGGCTTTCAGTCTTTCAACCATTGATCTAGGATTAGTATATGCAATACGATCTATACATCTATCACCTTTTTGCATTGTTGCAATAGGTACTGTTTTGTAAGCAGTATACATCTGAACTTTAGATTTAGCTCTGAGCACTCTACTTTGTAATGCAAAATCTTTTGTGGATTCATACCACCCTGCATCAATAGCTGCTGCAATTTTATGTTTCTTCATTTCAATAAACGGAGACTCACACCGTTCATTATAAGGATTCCAAATCTCCTCTAATTTGAGCAATTCTTCTCGCTCTATACCTTTTTGCCATTCTTTCATTTCATTGTTCCTCCAATGTTCTAATATAGCATAATATTTCATCTATTTCTTCTGGTTTAAGAAAAGCTTTCCCCGGTGGCATCGCATTAAGTCCATTCATTATAGAATTTTTCAATTCTTCATCTGTCTTATCTAGCCTATCACCAGTTTTAAACTTTGGTGCTGTGGGTAAATTAGTATGACACGCATCACACAATAAAGTAAAATTGTTTTCGACTACATCTAATTTTATATCCGTACAAGTTTCTTCTGATGCTTGAACCATACCCAAAAAACAAAAACATATCATTGTAATTAAAATATTTTTCATTTTCTTTCTCCTTTTATACTCCTATTTAGGCCCATTATACTTCCTTAACAAAACTTACAAACAGTATTCATTTTTACCAATCTTTCATTTTTGGAATATAAAAATCGGTTCATATTTAGGTGAACCTGTTTGTGATGACAACTGAAGTTTCCATGTATCAATGTGTTTGAATTGTGTTTCCTTACCCAACCGTACTGTTTCAGATTCAAAGTTTTTTATTCGCTTTGTATCTGCTACATTCATTGCCAAAATACCACCCGGTTTTAATCCATAGTAACAATTTTCTATAGTCATTCTTAAAAATCCTTCTATCCAAGCTTGAGGATCAGGATATTTTTTATATGACTGTGTATCTTCTTCTGAATATTTTTCCCAATCAAAATATGGAGGAGACGTAAAACACAAATCTACACTATTCTTATCTGGTCTAAACTCCTCACTACCACATTTATGTAATTCTATAGTTCTATTTAGGCCGGCGAAATCATCCTTTATTTGTTCCAAACCATTAAATGTTTCTGTACAAGGATCAGTGCCAATGTAATTTATATCAGCGGCAATAGAACCTAATAGTCTACCACCATACCCACAACTCATATCCCAAGTTACTCCTGCCTTACCACCAAATAATGGTGATGCTTTTTCTAAAAACTTATCATACATCAAGGCTGCGGCTGTTGGTCTAAAATTAGATACAGCTTGAGTACCAGCATATCGTCGGAGTATTGATCGCATATCAGACGCTGTTACATTATGATATTCTTTTTGTTTCCAAAAAACACCTTCTAATAATTTCCGAATTCCTTTTTTCAAGTGCTCTTCATCTTCCCAAATAGATATAGGAGTTTTCATAGCACCACATTTAATACCCCAATGATGTGGCATATAACTCCATGCAAGAGAAAGTCCGTGAGCAGAAGAACCTACAACTTTAGTATTAGGTTTAAATAATGTAGACCTATCAAACTTAATCAATTTAGAAAACTGATTTTTTCTCCAACTATAATCTGTAGGATAATGTGGAAAACCGGAATCTTTCCAGTAATCATATACCGCATCTACAGCTGCATCACTTACTTGAACTGGCATTGACTCAAATTTATCCTTTGTTTATTAGCATATTCTTTAATTCTTTCTGCTACAACATTTAAATCAGACGTTCCCAAACTTCTTTCCAAAATACCAAACCCCCTATTGCATGGATCACAACACCAACCTCTAAATTCCATTGTGTCATGATTATGTTCAAATGTTAATTTTTTACCCCTAAATTCACCACAAAATTCACATGGAGTTCCTAATGGTGGTGGTGATGGATTACTAACCAATCTTTTTGCAAGCTTCAAGTGTTTGCTTGCCTCTTTTGCACAATCTTTACATTGTGTTCTCTTACAAGAAGCGTCAGCCCAAAACATATTCAATGGCAATTTTTTTTCACAGAAATTGCATTTTCTAGTTTTAACTGTTTCATTAAATTCATATTCTGGAAATAAACTTGGCATTTTTCTACTTACTTGAATCGACATTGGGTCATCATTTCTGTTAAACAGGCGAGTAAATTAATCTCTTGGTCTGCAACAAAAGCAGACTTATATTGATACTCACCAATAAGAATAACAGCAGCGGGTATAGTGCCTGGTTCAAGATGTGCATAAAGGCTATCGTAAATCTTGCGGAAGATTTTGGTGGGATCATTATCAATATTATCCACTACCCACTTGCGAACCTTAGTAAACTCTTTCTCCTTTAGGTGGAGAGCCAATTCTTTCATACTAACTTCTGAAAGATTAACTAGGATACCAGAGTCTATCTTACCAGATACACTATACCGCTGCAACTCATTCAACACTCGCCTGTTATCAGGAAAGTGTTTCATTATTAATTCGGCAACTACTTTCTTATCATATTCAATCTTATTCTCGTTAAGAATATTAACACAACGGTCAAGCAGCTGACCTGCAAGTTTCTGCCGATTGCCGTTTATCTTGAATTCAATAACAGAACATCGGGAATGTAAAGGCTCAATGATCCTATTCTTGAAGTTACAAGTAAAAATAAAACGACAATTGTTATGAAACTGCTCAATGAACCCACGGAGTGCAGGTTGCGTTGACTGAGGATTTAGATAATCTGCCTCATCAAGTATCACAACTTTCTGACCACCAGAAAGTGATACCGTTGAAGCAAACGATTTGATTTTAGTTCGGAGTGTATCAATATTACCTTCTTCCGAACCGTTGATTATCATATAGTCTGTGTCTAATTCATTACACAGAGCTCTTGCCACTGTAGTCTTACCTACACCAGCACCACCCGACAACAAAAGATTGGGTAATTCTTTATTACTTACAAACTCCTGAAATGTTTTCTTTATTGATGATGGTAATATACACTCATCAATGTTTTTCGGTCGATACTCCTCGACCCACAATAGATTCTCCATTCTCCACCTCATAATAATCATTATGTCCACACCACGGACAGAACCAATGGCGTGATTTCATAATATGTTCAGCCGCAATACTCTACCATCCTCTACAAGAAGAACAATTAAAATGATGAAGTATCTCTATACTATTCATGGGATCCATAAATTGATCTATCACTCATTGATAGACTTTCATATTTCATATTAAGTTTTTCTGCTATTTCTTTTGGAGAAACTCCAAGAGAAAGTAGTTCTCTCATAATAGATAACATCACTTCATTTTCCTGTAGACGATCCAACTTGTTTTCATTTACTGATTGAATATTCATATGTGTTATGTACATGGTACCTCCACTGTGCCTGCTGATCCTGAAACATAACATTTACCACCATCACCGGCTGATGCTGGTGATGAACTACTACTAGCAATACTGCACAGAGAAGGTAAATATTTTTCTTCTATTGTAATTGCTTCACAATCCCAAGAAATAGAACCTCCATTTGCTTCAGGATTCAAACTAAATGTTTTACCTGATATAGCATCTGATGATCCACTTCCCATTGTTACTATGAGCACACCTTCTTCACCTATTGAAACTGATTCGGTAAACTCACCACTACACGAATCAGCATTTGCTTCTTTATTATCTGCTGGGAAACTACCATTTAGCTGATAGTATTCAGCAACAGCTAATTTCTGTGGGCCGGTACAAGCAAAACCTTCTGAGACTTGTGCTCGTGCCACATAGTTTCCATATTGTGGTGTGGCAATGGTTGCTAATATTCCGATGATAGCAACAACTATCATCAACTCGATTAAGGTGAAACCTGACTGCTGCTTCATAACCTTTCTCCTAGTCGGTGGTTGCCTCCATGGCGATCCAGTAATTTGCTTCTTGACCATACCAATTACTTACACCAGCTTCTGTTGAAGCACTAAATGTATAATCACCGGCCTTTATTTTGGTCAAATTATCCGCTTTGAAATGAAACTTAAAATCTGGATTGTTTAGAGTATCAATATCAACATTATAATTATTAGATGTTGTATTTTTTAGATCAGTAGATGTAATCTTACCAGGCACAACAACTACATCAGGTAATTGCATTACAGCTGATGCCTTCAATACATTCTCCAAAGTTTCTTGAGAAATTTTAAATGACACATCACATTCCGGAGCATTAAAAGTGTCGGGTGGTGTTGTAAGAATAGAAGGATCTGAATAAAAATATCTGATCTTTGTTTTACCACCATTAACAGTAAGATAATTATCACCAAACTCTATGTCAGCATCATTTACCAAACTGACTACACCAAGAAACTCATTAAGGTCATAGATTCCAAACTCTTTTGGAAAATCTTCTGTAATAGAAGCTTCACCTAAAATGTTTTTCATAGTGGACATAGTCCTTAGACTACTACCAGACTTTACCAAAATGTTTTGATTAATTTGAGAAAAATTCTTTAGAATTTCTACCGTGTTTTTACTTAGCTTCATCTTCACTCTCCGTATCATGTATATGTAGCATGATTATTCCATAATGTAAAATTTTCATAAGGTCAGCACGATTTTTGCCGCCCTTACGTCCGTATCGTTGGGCATACTTTAAAATATTACCCATACAAAATCCTTCACCGTGACCACAATCTTCTATGAATTGTGTAGCTTGATATTGTCGTTGAGCATAATGCTTATCATAAGTACCATCTACATATTTTTGTAGATCACGAATAACTTTATCTTCACTGAACGCATAATTTATTTTTGCCATGTAATTATTATCTCATAATGTAAGCTAAATGTCAAGTGGTTATTTATCTTTTTTACTTAACACATCTGAATTATTATCTATCCATTTAATTATTGGTCCTTCATTATAATGATTCTCAAAAATATACCAAGCATACACCATCATGCCAGTATTATA